ATTCGTGTATTTTGAGCTTTCTTTACGAGACATTACAATCTGTTGATTGATAAAGTTCCCGAATTGAGTTGCAATGGCTCCTGCGTTCCACATCGGGTTGTTTTTACCTTGTTCAATAGACATTTGGCAAGGGATTGAACCAACTGAATCCCAGATGAATAACAAGTCGTATGGTAAATTACCTTTTTTCTGTTCGGTTAATAGATCGATAATGAATGCTGCAATATCTTCAATTGAATTTAATGAGCTTCTGTCTCGATAAATAAAGAATCCAGTTTGATCGATAATTTCACCTGTTTCCTCATCAACTACATCTTCCATCTCAAAACCCATGGTTCTCCAGTGGTTCCAATCATGTTTCATTTCAGTGATAATCAATACAGGTAGTACTCCCATTTTTTGAGCATTAACTGCTACCTCAATGGTCATAGTAGATTTCCCTGTATTTGATTTTCCTCGAACCATTGAGTTGTGACCCATAGGAATACCAGGAATAGATAGTGCTTCTTGCAAAGCCGGAGAAAATGGGATCCATTTTTGCTCCTTGAACTTAACGTTTGACGCTAAACCCTTATTTGCCTTAAATTTGTCTAAACTAAAGGCGGTTTTCAGTTCTCTGTCCGCCGCCTCTGTTAGCGATTTTCTTCCTTTAGCCATAACCTTAATTCAAATTAAAATGGCATGTCATCATCCTCTTCAAACAACTCATCGAATTGATCTGATTTGGATTTTTTAGCCGCTAGTTTAGCTGATAGGCTATAATTGGTTTGTGGTTTTTCCTCTACAACTAGTAGGCCATCTGATGGAAATTCTTCCTCAGCTGCTTCTTCAGGGTTTAACCATTCTTGAAGTGCTGCTTTGATGTCGTCAAATGGAAGTGGTCTATACATCTCTTTTGGATTAACCTGTTCCTCCAACCACAATTCCAATTCTTTATCATCTTCGGATAGTGGAGATGTTTTCATTGAAGGTTGAATAGTGGTTTTGTTGTACACAGTACCTGTTGATTCAGGACCTACAGTAACCAATTTGATGTCACGACCAGTCATGATGTCTGTAAAGTCACCTACTTCTTCATCAGCTGCCATTTGCAAGAATGCCTCGTAAATTTCTTTACCAAATTCCCACAAGTGAACACCTTCAGATTCTTGTCCACGAACAATTACAGGAGCAAAGATACGAACTTTCGGATCTAATTTCTTAGCCAAGCGCCAGTTTTCTTTGTCGTTTGTACCACGAAGTTGTTTTGCAAATTCAGCAATTGGATCTTTTTCGCCCCAGTTCAAAGGAGAAGCGATTACCTTTTTACTACCAATACCGTAGTAGAATTTCATTTCCGTAAATGGAAACTCTTTGTTGTATTTGAAAGGAACAACACGAACCGTTTGTTTACCAACTTGCGGTTTAAAGCGCTTTGTTTGGTTGTTTGAGCCACCACCTGATGAGGGTTGTTTTTGCATCGACTCAAGTTTTTTCTTGATTGCATCTAGATTCATAGTATAACTAATTTATTTGTTTACAACTTAAATATAATAACCTTTATTCACTAAACCAACTATACTTCAACAATCTTGAAAATTTTTGTATTTAGTTGCTTGATTTCATTGTATTGAGTTAACAATATACAATTT